CAAACGTACTTTAGAGGTAAAGCAAAAATTATCAGCAGGCGGTACTACTACTTTTACTCAGTTAGGTAGAGGTGACCGAGGTGAATTCACCCAAGAGATTAGTCGTATTAGACAAAGTGCTAATGTAAAAGTAAGTTCTAAAGGTACAATAAAGGCATCTTTATACGATCAAAAAATACTTTTTAAATGGTTTGAAGCTCCTGCACAAAAAGCTTATAGAGAAAGACTAATAACTCAGTTTGAACAAAAAATGCAGAATTACTTGCTTTTTTCTTATGTAGATGGAAAACTTCAAGTCTCTGCTGTACCTGGATTAGCAAAGAAATTTAATCTTAGAAACGCAGCTAATAGAAGAAAATTTACAACACTTGAATTTACGGGTGGGGCTTCGGGCGGTTCAATAGCTCTTAGAACCAGTGCTGCTGGTGGAAAATTAATCAAAGACTCTATGATTAATGTTACGCGACAAGTTGTTAACCAAGCGGAAGATAAATTCTTAGAAAATATTTTAAAGTTTTACGTAACAGGTCAAGGCGCTAAGGTTCTACGAAGAAATGGTGCTAAAACTAAGTATGGATTTATTAATGCTTTTGCAGAGATACTTGTTATTGCACAAGAGTTTGAACGTAACCCTTTAGAATTAGACTTCAATATAGGATCTACTAAAAGTGGTGCTGTTATTTCTAAAACTAAAAGACCTAAAAAGAGACAACTTAAAGATCCTATACAACAAGTGATCAGTACGCAACAAATTGAGGCTTTAGCTAGAAAATTATTTAGAGCTAAAATGCCAAAAGGACAGCCTGGGGGACCTCCTCCGCCTGTTAGCGAGATTTTAACTGAAAGAACAGGTCGTTTTGCTGAGTCTTTTACAGTTACTAGAATCAATCAGAAAAAGAAATTTGTTGAATATACTTACGATCCAATTTATAATGTTTTTGAAAGTGAGCGCAGAGCACCAAGTAAACTAATTGAAACTCAGGGACTTCGACCAGCAGTGCAACAAATTGTAGGCGAGTATTACAGGTTTATAAGAAGATAATGGCATCTAGACGTACAGAGATAATAGATTTTTTAGTTACACAGCTTAAAGAAATTGATGGCGCAGTCTCTGGGTTTAACAGTGGGTACACATATACACAGAACTTGTTCAATAATGTGTACCGAAGAGTAAAGTTTTTAGATGAAGTCAACGACTTTCCAGCGCTATACGTAAGTGCTGGGACCGAAATTCGAGATTTTGAATCTAAAAGTTTGACGGTAGCAACATTAGACGTTACCATAAGAGCATACGTATTTGGGGAAGATAATTCTCAAAGCCTCATAGATGATCTAGTTCAAGATATAGAACACGTTATCTATTCACTAGGAGACAATCCTGATAAGGGTATACTAGATATAACAATAGATAGTATTAGTCCAGATGAAGGATTAGCAATTCCTTATGGATTAGCTGAGGTACAATTAACGACAGTCTATAGACTAGACGGATAAGGAGAAAAGGGATGGCATCTCTTAATTTACAAAGAAATTCCGAGGTATTTATGTCCACCAAAGATATTATCAATGGTGCAGATGCAGTTGATTTGCGACCGACTAATACTTGGAAGCTAGAAGTTCTTGCAGGCTTTGCAATGACTTCTTCAGCAGCAACTCAGGATATCACTTCACTTGAGTCTGGAACAAGCCCAGACCGCTCGCAGCAGCGTTTCAATACTGCTATCAACCCTGTAGACTGGAACTTTCAAGTATATCTACGTCCTACAGGTGTTAACACTGGTGCTGCCGGAAATGGAACTACTGCAGCTACTAACCAGACAGGTAACGTAAAACCAGTTGCAGATTGGTTTATGTGGCAATCACTCGTATCTAATACTAAAGTAGTAGCTACAGATGCTGACGGACTACACGAACGTTCTGTATGGCAAAGTGGTGGTAAGCTACAAACTACAACTCAGGCTAAAGGAACAGGCTCTAGTGCAACTCGTTCAAATTTCTCAACAGCTGTTGAGAACCATTTGTATTTTAAACTTGATAACGTAATTTATCAGGTTTCTAATGCTACAGTAAATAGCGCATCTGTTGATGCGGGTATTGAAGAAATTGCTACAACAACCTGGTCGGGTTTCGGAACAACCATGAAAGAACTTACAGGAAGTGCGCGTGATGTTGCGATTTCTGTTTTTGGAGGAACTTTGAATAGTGGGTCTTCTGTTACTGCTAATTCAAACTTCCAAACAATGAGTGCTACAGCTACACAATCAGCAGCTTACCACCCGTATAATCAAATGAATGTCGCAGGTTCAGCGTCAACAAACTCATTTATCAAAAATCGCCTTAGTGCGATTGAATTCCACCATAAAGCTACAGCTGGTGGGTCTGATGAGAAGTTCGTCTTCCCAGTTACATCACTAAGCTTTGATTACAACAACAATATTACATACCTAACTCCAGAAGAATTGGCTGCTCTTAACGAGCCTATTGGTCAGTTTACTGGTTCTCGTGCAGTCACAGGTTCTGCTACCATGTATCTTCGTTCTGGAGATCTTGAGTCAGCCGGATTCTTACGTAATATTTCTGAAGATTCACGTACTTCTTCTGCACAAACTTCAAACGCAAACCTAATCATTGGTGGAACAACAGCTCCTTATGTAGCTTTCCAGCTTGATGCTTGTCAGTTTGAATTCCCAACCATTGGTGTTGAGGATGTGATCTCAATGACCGTTAACTTTGTTGCTCAAGAAACAACAGCAAACAAAGGTGACGGAGGTGAAGTAACAATCTTCGCCGCTAAATCTTAATTAAAACATATCTGAGGGGATAATTAATGTTTTTACCAGAAGAGTGCCTATCACTTGCAAATCAAGGTCTCCCCTCACCTTTGACTAGCAGATTCGTGATAGGCACTCGTTTTTTTACGAGGGGATACTATGAGTAAAATTAAAAATCTAGTTGCAAAAGAAACCAGTACCTGGGTAGATTTCCCAGATATTGATGGTTTTGAAGTCAATATTCGCTTTTTGAATCGCGAAGATCTAATGAAAGTGCGCAACGCTTCTTTAACTTATAAATTTAATAAACGTACACGACAGCGTGAAGAAGAAATCGATAATGATCGTTTTCTTGAGAATTATGCTGAAAAAGCTATTGTTGGGTGGAAAGGCTTAAAAGTAAAGTCTCTTCCTGTTCTTCTTCCTGTTGATATTTCTGGAATGGACGCCAATGATGAAATCGAGTATAGTGAGGAAGAAGCTGTAGAGTTACTTAAATCTTCATCAATATTTGATCAATTTGTAACAGACGCTATGAATGATTTTGAACAGTTTTCAAAAAAGAAGGCTGAAGAAAACGTAAAAAACTAACTGACTACCTTCGCAATTCTTTATTTGCCGGAGGTATGAGTCAAGATCAGTACATTGAAATGTGCGAACAGATGGGTTGGGAAATTGATGAAAGTCAAATGCCTAAAGAACCATCTACTTTAGCTTACGAAGTTCAACAAGCACTTCTCGTTTTAAATGTTTTACCAGATAAATGGGAAGGTATGAGTGGCACTTGGCTAGGTAAAGATTATGCAGGTCTTGACGCTATTTTACGAATCTATGAGATAGATAAACCAAGAGATGTTTTTGATCTTCTTCAAGTTGCAGAAAAAGAACTTGGTGACTACTATGCTCACAAGCAAAAAGAGAAAGAATCGCTAGGAAAAGCGAGTAGAGGAAGGTAATTGGCTGGTACTATTTCAACTGCAAAACTTAAGGTTTCCTCCTCAGGAGCCAAAGGAGTTGCGGGCCAACTTGATCAGGTAGGAAAAGCTACTGATCGTGTTGGTCGTGCCCAAACCCGTTTAGGTCAAGCATCTGCTGCTTCTGGTCGTCAGTTTGCAGCCCAAGCATCAGGACTCGGTGGTCTAGTTGCAGCCTATGCGGGTGCAGCGGCCACCGTTTTTGCTTTACAAGCAGCGTTTGATGCTCTCAACAAAGCTGCTCGTGCTGAAACTATTATTGCAGGTACAAAAGCTCTAGCGCTTGAGATTGGTCAATCTGGTCCTCGCATCCTCAAAGAAGTTAAAGCTATTACACAGGGTCAGATTGAGCTTTCAGAAGCTGCGCAGAATATCAACATTGCGCTTTCTGCTGGTTTTAATACTGAACAAATTTCTCGCTTAACTAAAGTCTCTCTAGGAGCTTCTCGTGCTCTTGGTCGTAATCTCACAGACGCACTTCAACGTGTTGTTCGTGGTGCGGCAAAACTAGAACCAGAACTCTTAGACGAATTGGGTATCTTTACTCGTATTGACCCCGCAGTTAATAAGTATGCTCAAAGGCTAGGTGTAGCTGCTACAACTCTTACAGACTTTGAACGTCGTCAAGCTTTTGTCAACGCTGTTATTACTGAAGGCGAGCGTAAATTTAGCGCAATCGATACTACTTCTAAATCTACCCAAAAATCTCTTGAACAACTTGTAACTCAGATACAAGAATTAGCCCTTGAATTTGGTGGGTTGATTGCAAATGCTCTACAACCTTTGGTTGGCTTCTTTAAAAATAATGTCGGTAATACTCTGTTGCTATTTGGAGGTATTCTTGCTTTAGTTTTTGGTAAAGCTACAGAGATTGTAGGTAACTTTGCTAAAAACTCTGTTAATAATCTATCAGATTTTGCAGCAAAATACGCTGATTCCGCAGCAAAAGCAAAAGGTGCTACTGACACTATTATCAAAGGTCAAAAAGAATTAGCAGTAGAGGTAGCTAAGAATAAAAGGGGATTAGGAGGAGCTGCTTCTTTTACACAAGGTTTAACGCGAGATTTATCCTCTGAGGCAGCAGGAGCACGTCGTAGGTTTTTGAGTGGTGAAGATTTAGATCCTAGACAGCGTGCTAAGGATACTCAAGTACTAACTCAAGCACGAGAAAAGCTTGCAGCTGCTGGCAGAAAAAACTCTGCTGCCTATAGTGATGCTACTAAGATTCTGAAAACATACGCTGCTGCAGAAGAAACAGCAGGTGGTAAGGCTAGATTTTTAACAGCAGCCTCTGTAAAACTACAAGGAGCTATAAAGGGTGTTGCAGCAGCAGCGGCCCTTGCTGGAAAGGCTCTTAACTTGGCTTTTATAGCCGTTGGTATAGCTCAGTTAGCTGGCTCTTTTTTAGATGTTGATTTAATTGGGATGCTCTCAGATGCTTTTAAAGATTTATCGCAAAGAGCAGAGGATCTCACTAACGGACTGGTTGGACTGACAGTTGCAGCAGCTGGTGGAGGCACTGCTCTTGCTGACAGTATTAAAAGAATTACTGATAGAGAAGAAGTTTTAGAGTCGATACCTAAAAAAATTAGAGAGATAAGTGAAGAAATAGAGAATGCAGCTAAAAAAGACGTGGATGTTTTGTACTCTAGGACTACTATAGAATTACAAAGACAAGAAGAGGCTACTAAATTACTTAAAGAAGCGCAAGATGACTTAGCTAGCGCAAGACGTAAAAATAATGCCGAAGATATCGAAGCGGCAAAAGTGGATATTAAACTTATAGAGGCGGTTATTGACCGTATTAAACTGTTTGATGCAGCGTTAATTGGATTAGCTGGAGAAGTGCAAAGATCTACTGGATTAGCTGGAGCTAATGTAGCAGAAAGTTTTAAAGAAGGAGCTATCGGTGTCCAACTACTCAATGGTCAACTAACAATTGCTGGTATTCAGATTGATAAAATTAATGGCAAATTTACAACTACAGACCTACCTAAAGCACAACAAGAAGCAGTTGATGCACAAATTATATTTAATTCTGTTTTAAAAGAAACTAATGAAGGATTGGCGGCAGGGGCTCTAAATTCTGACAAGCTTTCAGCAAAAATTAAGGGATTGAGCGATCAAATTATAGAAATTGAAGAAAAAGGTGGTCTTGGCTTGATTAGCACCTTTGGCGGCACTCTTCAGGCTACTGAACTGCGTGATATAGTTCAAGGATTAAGAGAAATACAAACAGAACTTAAAGCTCTTGAGACCGTAGGAAAAGGTATAGCAAAAGCTTTTAGTGGTGCTTTTACAGCACTTGATACTGCTCCTTTTAAAGGTTTAGTAGATTTAACTGGGAACTTAGCAGCTAACTCTCAAAGAGCAAAAGAAAACCAATCTAACTTTTTACGATCTGTAATACAAACAAACAAAGCAAGACTTGCTGATCCAGCCACTAATCCTGCGTTTAGACCTGCATTAGAGGAGAGCTTAAATCTCGCAATCAAAGCTTCAGCAGGATCTATTCTTGAATATTTCCAAACAGCTAAAAAAGTGACTGAAACAGAAAAAGTTAAAGCACAACAACTTGATAAACAACTTCAAACTCTAAAAGATCAACAAGCAGTTCAAAAACTTCAGCGTGATAATGCTTTTGCTATAGAGACTGAAAAGCAATTAAGAGATGCATCTCAGGCTAGATTTAATCAAGCTGAAAAAGCTTTAGAACTTCGTCAGTTAACCTTTGATTTAGCACAAAAAGAACTTGACGCAGCTGAGAAGTTAGCTATAGCTCAAGCTAAGAACGATGCTACACGACTTAAAGTAGCTCAGATAGATCGCCAAACTGGTGCGAACGCCAACGAAGCAGCGCGTGATTTAAACCAGGGTATTTTAGAGAATCAGCTAGCTATTCTTAATGAAAAGAGTTTTAAAGATCAAACTGCTATTAATGCTAAAAAACGTGAATTAATAGAGTTAGAGCGTCAATTTGCAAATGAGCGTTTTGCAGAGCAAAAATCTTTAATTGAATTTGAACGTGATGACTCTCTGCAACAGCTCGAAACCCAAAAAGGAATAGAAAAAGAACGTCTCAATCGATTAAACGACGAAAAAAGTGCTCTTGACCAATTCAACAAAGATCAACTTACTTTGTTTGATAGACAGTCTGCTTTAGAAACACAAAAATTAACTGATCAAAAAACTCAACTAGAGCGTGAAAGACAGATTGTGTTAGCTCGTGCCGATGCTCAACTCACAGCAAGCGAAGCAGACGAAAAAATATTTAATCAACAGTCTCAAAACACTTTACTTCAACTAAAAGGTTTTAAAGACTTTAGAGAAACCATTAATGTTTTAGTTGAGGCTACAGGAAGTAATAGTCCTTTTGTACAGGCTATCGCTGAGTTAATTGATGTTTCTCAACCAGGGAGAGGCACAGATTTTAGAGCTAATCTTGCAACTATCCCACAACAAACAACTGCGGCACTAGATGAGGCAATTGCTCTATCCGAAGGCAACATAACTAAGCAGGGTGAGATATTTAAACTTCAGAGAAAAGGAATCACTGATCAATCACAAGGAGAAAGCAATCTTAATAACTTAAGACAGAGTGGTATTACAGGTCAGATTGAAAACCAAGAAAAGCTTCGTATTATTGAACGTGATATTCTTTCTACTACTCTTGCAGGCAAGGCACAAGAGTTAGCTGCAGAAATTAAACTGCAAGAAACTAAACTTGAAGGACTCCCTCTTCAAGAACTTGAACTTCGTGCTCAAGCTACTCAAAAGATTGAAGAACTTGATCAACAACGCATCAAAACTCTAGAGACACTTAATCAACGTGTTGATACTCTTGCACGCTCTGAAGATCGTTTAGGTCAAGCTTTAGATCAGTCACAATCTATTGTTAAAGAGAGCTTTACTGGTGCGTTTATGAAACTCAACGACGCTTTGATTGACGGTTCAATTACAATGGGTATGGTTGCAAATACGTTTAAAGACATGGTTGGAAACATGCTTCGTGAGATTCAACAAGCTGTATTCAGAAAAACCATTGTTGATCCTTTAACTGATGTTATTACTGGTAGTATTGGCGGCATGTTCGGCGGCGGTATAAATCCTGGAGCTGTAGTTGCAGGTAATGTAGGAGCTCCAGTAATGTCTGCAGCTCAAGGTGGTCGAGTTCACATGGCTGGCGGTGGTATGAAGCGCGATAGAGTACCTGCAATGCTAGAGCCAGGCGAGTTTGTGATGCGTAAAGAAGCTGTAAAACAGGCTGGTGTAGGCACCATGATGCGCATGAATGCAGCTCCCCAACAACTCCAAAGTGGTGGTAAAGTTATGCAAGGCAATGCTACTTATAGTGTTGCTAGAGCGATGGAGCTAGAAGCAAAGGGCCTTTCACCAACTCAGGCTAGATCTGTTGCACAAGAGGAAGCAAACAGATCTAAAAGTGTTGGCGGAGCCTTTAGTTTCTCTGATAATGTGATAAATAGTATGAGAATGCAAGGTGCACCATCTATATCAACTCCTGCAACACCTTCAAATGCTTTAGATGCTGTTCAAAATATGTTGAAACAGAATACTAGTTTCTTTGGTTTTGGAGAAAAATCTAAATCTAAGCCTCAAAAACCAACAAATCCATTTAAAGGAATAAAACCAAGAACTAAGCCTCAAGGCTTTGGCTCTTTCTTTAAAGGAGTATATAACTCAGTTGCAGATGCTGTAGGTCTTGATGCTATCGCAACCGCTGGTCAAAGTGTAAAAGGTTTTTATGATAGTTCATCAGTGTATTCAGACAGTGGAGAAAAAGTTGGTTCAGCTAGTGCTCCTGTAAGTAAAGGTGTGGATCCTATGACACCTGGCATGGCTGACCTAGCAAATAGCTTAATGAAGAATAATAAACTAAGCGTAGATGATGCCTATGACGTAGCAATGGGTATTGTTGAATCAAAGGAAAGTTTTGATCCAAAAGGTAACTTAGCCGATGTATTAGGAGCTGACGGCAGGAGAGGTATTCCTATTTCTATTATAGGCGCACTGTTAGGGCTCGATGTCCCCGCTTTATTCTCAAAAGATCCTAGCATGCCTACTAATCAACAAGGTAAAGCTAGATTAGAGGTTAATCGAAGAACAGGACAGATGGCTACAGGCTTTAAAGGTTCTTTTAAACCTGGTGATGTCACTAATTCAGGTAACTTTATGAGAGCTGATGAAACAGGAGTAGTTTCTGGTATAGATCCTTTTGCTCTTGATAAGCTTGGTTATAGTGGTAATATTGCAGCAACAATGGGTGGCTCAAAAGGATTTAGAGCTGCAGGTTCTGGTGTAGAATTTTCAAGCTTAAATGATTTTATTACAGCAAACTTTGTAGCTCCGGGTCGTCAATCAGCACTAACAGTTGCAGAGTATAATGCAATGAGCCAAGAGGGTAGAGGAGATTATGCTCCTGGTTTAGGCGGGGGTAGAGCTTTAAGTACTACTCAAGCCAATCAATTTGCTAGGTCTGGTGCCTATTATACTCCTGGACGTGGGTTAACTATTCCTTCTGGTTCAACATATTCTGGAAGTCTTAATAGACAAAAATCTTTTGCTTCTTACGATACTGGATTCAGCAGCTATTCTGATTCATTTAATTTCGATGATGATTTTAGCATAGGCGGTGGCGGTGGCAAAACCGGCGGTGGTTATAGTGGCGGTTTTGGTGGTACTGCTGGGACTACTAATGATTTCTCAGATGGTGGTGATTATGACCTATCTTTTGCATCAGGAGGTATCGTTCGCAAAATGGCTGCAGGCGGTGCTGTTCAGTCTCGTGACCGTGTTCCAGCACTTTTAGAGCCTGGTGAGTTTGTAATGCGTCGTCCAGCAGCAAAAGCAATAGGTGGTGCAGCACTTAATCAGATGAATGCAACCGGAAAAAACTTGACACCGCCAAACATTCAGGTTAATCTAAATAACCAAGGTGCACCAAAGAACGTACAGTCAGCCGCTCCGCGAGTACAAGGTGATAAAATTATTATTGATATGATTACTCGTGATTTACGTAACAATGGCCCGATCAAGAAGTCTTTAAGGAAATAAAGAATGGCAACTTATCCAACCGATGCAACAGCTCCTATTACAGCTTTCCCAGTTACTAGTACTGTAACTTTTAGTTCTACAGGAGCCGTTGCTACTGATTTTAACTTGGCTACTTCTGTAGCGCATGCGGGTGAGGTAGCTGCTTTTATAGATGGTGTTCTACAACAAACTACAGCTTATTCTATCTCAAATTCTGGAGCAACAGCTAGTTTTCTTGCCGCTCCTAATGCTTCAAACTTAACTTTACAGACTGTCTCTGTCCCTCCCGCGCTTAAACAGCTAAGAGCTACCTACTCATCTCTATCAGCTGAATTTTCAAATACCGCAGCAACAGTTATAAACGGTAATTCTTATGTAATTAACGCACACCAAACTTCTTTTGCACTTCCTGGTTCAGCAAATATTGTATCCTCTAGTGATTTACAAGTATACTTATCTGGTGTGTATCAAAATCCCGACGCTTACACTTATCCATCAGTCACTTTAGGAGTTAATGGAATTGATATTTCTGATAATGTTGCTACAAAACTACTCACAAACTTCTTTGGTGCTCTTACTGATGAATCAGACTCTGCTCATACTGTAACTTTTGTTGGTGGTTCAGCTGCATATGCTACATTTGGTGCAGACAAGTATGTCACACTAGATGGAAGTAATGACTACTTACAAATACCTTCAAGTGATGATTTTAATGTAAATGACCGCTCTTTTACCTTAGATATGTGGGTTCGTCCCGACACAGGCACTTCTATGACTGCTAACCAAACGTTATTTGCTCGTCATGGTGATGCAACTAACAATTATAACCTTCGTTTAGTAGGTGCTAATTCAAACGTGGGATTTGTGATCAATCGTTTAGGTGGAGTAACAGAACTTTACGGTGGTAATGCTAATGGTGGTTCTAATTATCACGTAGCAGTATCGTATGATGCGACAACAGATAATATAAAACTATATGTAAACAATGTAAAAGTTGCTCATAAAACTTATGTGGCAGCAACTGCTACTAGCGGCAATGTGTCTATTGGTGCTAACTCAAACACCACCTCAACAGGAGAGTTTTTCAATGGGGGTATATCTTTTGCTCGTTTGGCTCACGTAGCTAGATATAGAACTGACTCTATTCAGCCTATCACCTCTTCTAATGCTCTTACAGTTCAATCTGGAGCTCCTCTAGGATCTGAAACAGCTGCTGACACTCTCACTATTAGATCTTTTACAGCAGCTGTAGACACTAGTGACCGTTTTACGTCAATGGCTGATAGAAAACCTGATAAAGGCATATCATCTACGCGTGCTTTTGACGTTAATACTTTTGCTTCACAAGCTGGTTATGAGAAACGTCGTTTGAGATCTAGAAGATCAAAACGTTCTTATGATATAAAATATACATCAATTACAGGTGTTGAAAAAACAGCTATTGAGAACTTTTATAACGAAAGAAGTGGAGAATTTGAATCTTTTAGTTTTGACTTGTCACACATCAATGAAACTGGTACAATTACTACAAGATTCCAAGGTCCTCTAACAATTGAGCAGACTTACTCTACAGGTGCAAGATTGATAGATAATTTCTATATGGTGTCTTTTAATTTACAAGAGGTCTTTGACTGATGAGTGCTCGCTCCTATGATGTAATATTAAGTGTTGATGACGCTTCTGGGTTTGTTGCCACTAATGTGCTTGTTGGTAACACTACCGCTACTTCTGGTATAATCGCAAATGTAAATTTAACAACTAATGAGCTAAAGGTAAAGCTTAATAATATACAGCAAGAATTCTCTTCTTCAGAATTAGTGCATTCAAATACTATTGTTTTATCTGAATCATCAGGAGGTGATGGTCTACTCACTACATCTAATTTTGTTAGTAATGCTATATCAGCTAACTCTACTACCGCAATCGCAACTATTTCTTCTATAACTCCTAGCGCTTTTAAAGCAGAGAAAAATTCTTTTTCTCAAAATCCTATTGTAAGACTTTACACTATCTACTATCCTGGAGAATGGTATCCTCCTAATGTTGCGGGTAATCCAACAGGCCAAGGAGCAGGTAAAGCATGGCCTAACGAGTTTCCGATTCGTTTTGCAGAAGTTGTTGGTGATTTAACTTCTGACTTATCTTATAACGTATCTTACGGAGGCACTTCTTATATTCCTTTTCCTGTTAACGCTTCTAAGTTAGGACAGGGATCTGAAGGATCTGTAGATGAAATAACTTTAGATATTTTTAATGTAGATAGCATAATTACTAGACTTATTGAAGACCCATTTTTAGCTGGAAATAACTCATCAAATTCTGTAACTGCAACTGTCAACGGGGAGCTAGTAAATGGTATTGACCCTAGGACAGTTGTTGGAACAACAAGCAACCCAGACGGTTTAAATTATGATGCAGCTATAGTGTCGTACTATGGTCGCTCTAATGCATCTTTTGACAGAACCCAAACTCTCTCTGTTGGGGGCACTTGGACAGAACAAAAACAAGACACTAGAGATCTGCTAGGAGGCGTTGTAGAAATAAAAACTACTTTTGCTAATTTTCTAGATTACTGGCCTGAGTACAGTAGTGTTCAATCAGTAAGTAGTAATGTAATCGAAGTTTATAATACTTTACCCTATAGAGTAGGTGATAACGTAAGATCAGCTTCAGGAACTATTGAAGGAACAATTCAATCAATTGAAAGAAATTCTTTTCTATTTCTGAGCAATGATTTAGATGCTGATGTAGCTAGATTCGATCCTATATATATCGTTAATCCGTTAGCCGATTCAGAGTCTTATGTGGAAGATAAATTTAAGATTGATCAACTTGAAAAGCTAAGTGATGATACAGCTACTTTTAATTTAATCTCGTGGCTTCAATACTTTAAGTTAGTAACACCTAAACGCAAATTTTATAAAAATACCTGTCAGTGGGTTTATAAAGGTCCTGAGTGTCAATACCCAGGTCCTGGTAGCGATCCTATCGCTGGTTCCTCTCCTGTATTGACAGCTAATGCCAATCCTATAGCTGCTAATAATCAGGTTGCAGCAGATGCATCAGGAGATGTTTGCTCTAAGTCCTTATTGGCTTGCACCCTTCGTAACAACCAACTTCATTTTGGAGGCTTCCCTGGCACAGGACGAACTATCCCAAGAGGGTAATAACTCAATTTGTATATTACCTTGGATCCATCAATATTTTGAAATAGAGGGCTGCTATTCTGCTTGTTGTTTTGCTTTAAAGCACAAATTTGGCAAAGATTTAAGCCCTACAGAAGCCTTTAATTCAGCTGAAATGAAAAAACTTAGACTAGCCATGTTAGCGGATGAAAAACCAATAACATGTAATATCTGCTATGACTTTGAAAAAAATGGAATAAATAGTCATAGAAAAAGAATGAATTCTGGCTTTGCTGAGTATAATAAGTTATATCAAACCACTAAAAAAGATGGATCTATAAGCACTCCGCCAATTTATTTAGATGTTAGGTTTGGAAATCTTTGTAACTTTACCTGTCGAATGTGTGGCTCTTATGCTTCTTCGTCTTGGATTAAAGAAGAAAAATATAACGGATCTAAAACAGCTCGACACTATGATTATTGGACTTCTAATGATGAGTTTTGGAAATATATTGAAGATATAAAAAATCACATGAGATTTCTATATTTTGCAGGGGGCGAGCCTTTTGTTCAAGAAGGTCATTATATGTTACTTGATCTACTTATAAAAAGTGGTTGTAGTAAAAACATAAGCCTTAGCTATAATACTAATTTATCCTATAACGGTGTTTTTAAAGGGTACGACATAGAACAACTTTGGAAGAAATTTAAAAAGGTTGAACTATGGCCTAGTATAGAGGGGTTTGGAGAAAAAGCTGAGTATGGTAGAAAAGGGTTGGATTTTGATCTTTTCAAAAATAATTCTATTAAATTTTCAGAATATATAAATACTTTTTCTATAGTTAGTAGTGTTTTTTCTATTTCAAGTAATATTGAACTCATAAAATGGATTAAATCTATTGATAAGCAGTTTTCTATTTCAAATTTAGAAAACAGCAAACACCACAAAACAACTATTTTTTCAACTGAATTGAAGAAAAATATACTTAAAAACTATAAAAACCAAATTAATGATATTACGATGACAGAATATGAATTGAGATGTGTATTAGATAGTCTAAGACATATGATGTCACAAGATGATTCTTATTTAGCAAAAGAATTTAAAGAAAAAAATACAAAATCAGATCTTTTTAGGAACGAATCTTTTGAAAGTGTTTTTCCAGAGTTGGCTGAATGGTACAAAAATATTTAGGATTAAAACATGAATATGGAGTAATTGATTGTATTGAATTAATACGACTATTTTATAAAAAAGAACTTGGTATAGAATTCTCACTACCCCCTTACCCCCACTCAAGAGCTTGGCTAAAGCATTTTTCTACTGAACACGTAGATAGATGGGCTTCAACGTGTGCTCTAAAAGTTAAATTGACAGACGCTGAAAACTATGATGTAATAGCTTTTAAGTCGCTAAATTCAAATTTAGTTTTACACTTTGGCTTATTTTTAAAGCCAACTCAAATGCTGCACATTGAAGAGAGAGGGGTCTCACGCATAGAAACTTTATCTGATTACTGGGTAAAGCGTATATGCGCCTTATATCGCCATGAATCAATGGTTTAACAAATACACTGATATCCCTTATAAACTCTTTGGTACAGATCCTACTATAGGTATGGATTGTTTTACTTTATTATGTTATGTCTTTAAAGAAGAAGCTGGTGTAAAGATACCTTATACATCAAGTGATTTTTTAAAAATGGTTGATGATCAATGGTTTACTAAAACTCATGAACAACATTTTTTAAATGGGTCAAAAAATGGAGATTGGGTAGAAATTGATATGCTACAACCTTATGACCTTATTTTAATGTGTTTAGGGTCAACAAATGTTGTAAACCATGTTGCTATGTATGTAGGTAATAATAAAATACTACAAATGATTGAGAACAGGGATAGTGCTATATACGACTATCATAAATACTTTAGACAATATACAGTAAAGAAGGTTAGATGGAAAAGTTTAGTAAACTAAAAGAAGATATGAATAATCATGCATTGAGAGACTACCCTCTTGAAGCTGTTGGTATTATAACTAAAGATCTTGATTATATCCCTTGTAAAAACATTAGTGATTTACCAAAAGAAACTTTTTATTTAGACCCCGCTGCTTTGGTAAAGCATGATGGTAATATTTGGGGAGTTTTTCACTCTCATCCTGGGCAAGAAAATCCTATTCCAAGTGAAGAAGATAAAGTGGGAGCAGCATTCCAAGAGTATAAATTTTTAGTTGGATTCAATAATAAATTTTACATATACTGGTATGATGATAAATTAGATACATTAATTTTTGATGATTTTGAGGAGCGTCATTGCTTACAAAAATAAAAATTCACTCTGCATACAAAAATATATTCTCTCAGTCAGAATATACAGCTGATTTAACTAGGTACGGAGACTTGCCTTTTTATCTTGGTTCTATGCACCCTAAATTTAGAAACTATGCTAATGCCATCCATACAGGTGATTGTCAAGAAGGCTATTCGTTACTGGATAAAACTTTGAACGTAATTGAGGAAGAAGATTTACATATTAGAAAAGTAAAACCAAATGATGTTTTTTATGTAGTTCCTGCCATCGTAGGCGGAGGAGGCAAACGTACTACTACACTGTTAGCTGTTGCAGCACTAGGTATTGCAACAGGTGGATTTGGATTAGCAGCAGCACCAGGAGCTGCAGCTGCAGGAGGTTCTGCTGGTATATTCGGTGGTGGGTTTGCTTCTACTTTAGGTGTGAATATAGGATTAGCTTTAGTAACCTCTTTATTCACAAAACGTGAAAAAATTAAGGAAGTTGATCAAAATATTAGAGCAAATGATATGTTTGGTGGTTTACAAAATACAGTTAACAGTGGCACTCCTATTCCTTTAATTTACGGAATGCATCGTGTAGCTGGACAACTAATAAGTGGTTACTTAGATACAGTTGACCACGGAAAGAGTGATACTATTACAGTCGCTTCAAGGTTTGAGACATGAGAAGGTATTTTACTGAGCATGAAAATGTTAAAGTTCCTGTAATTAAGGGAGCTTTTGGTGGTGGAGGTGGAGGTGGTAGCCCCTCAGAAGAGCCTAACAGTCTTTTTTCAACAGATATTCTATTTCTTCTGACTGCTCTTGGAGAAGGGCCTTTATATCGAATCAACCCTAATGGACCACAAGATATAGAAATTAGTGAAAACTCTATCAATGACTTATTAAACATAGATGGAGATGGTGGAGAAAATACAGACTTTTTCAAAACTTTATCACGCACAGGTACAGTAACTCAGTCAGTTATTAGAAAGTTTGGTCAACAAACAGTAGTTCCTCAACAGTTTTCTTCGCCTGTTACTCTTAAAAAAGGCAATATCGATGGTATCCCTCAAGCTAGGGTATTTTTACAAGAAACTAGTGCTAGGGCTTGGGATGAAGTAAACATCATTCTTATGGTTCAAGTTCTACAAAAACAAGATGATCAAGGAAATGTAAAACCTCATTCTGTAAAAGTAAAGGTTACTTTTTTTGATAGCACTGGAGCTACAGAAATTGGTAGTAAAGAAGTTGAAATTAATGGTAAGACCACTACTCCCTACAAAAGAATTGTAAACTTTGAAATACCAGAAATTAGTCGCTCTGAAGACGGGTACAGATTCACAGTTGAAAAGGTTACTGATGAGTCTAACGACTCTAAAATACAATCACAGGTTCAAGCGGTAGGTTGGTTTGAAGTTGAAAATACTCCACAAACTTTTCCCCGCACTGGCCTAGTTGGTTATGCTTTAAAAGCTGTAAATGAACATCAGGGTGGGGTGCCTCAGATGAGTTCTTTAGTTAAAGGACTTCTGGTTAAAGTTCCTTCCAATTATAATCAGCCTGTTTTACCTGACGGTCAGATAGATTGGAGAGAATTAGAATTACCGCAATCAGGTGCTTTTGGTTATACAACTAATGGGTATCAGCTACAGGTTGCAGGTGTTTCTTATCAACAAGTCTCAGGAACAGGCACTACAACAAATCTATTTGGACTAGGTATTAACGTAACTATAAGCGGAAGTAATCCTTATACCCTTACAATAACTAATGCAAACACAGACGCAGACTGTAAAGTTGAGGTAGGTTTGAATACTACTGGGGTTGGTTCTACTACTGTTTCAGCTACGGCTACAGCTTCTAATTTAGCTATCACTACTAATTTTTGCGCTAGAACAAACCTTCCAGCACCTTATACGTCTCCTTTTCCTTCTATAAACACTAATAGTAGA